CATTCTAAGCCATCACCATTTCGTCATTGGCCGTTTAAGCTATGAGCAGGACAATTAAAGAATGCCATGGGGATGAGAAATGGACCAGACGATCTTCTCCATTCACTCACTGAATTACGCCCTGGCGAAGCTAAAAGACGCTATCGCAAAAGCATCTTTGAAGACTTTCCAACTAAAGGACCATTCGGCCATTGTGCCTGTGCTTACTGCGGAGCATGGGGCGAGAAGCTAACCATTGATCACATTGTTCCTAAAAGCAAAGGAGGTCCACACTTTGCAAAATGGAACTCACTTCCAGCGTGTTTGGCCTGTAATGCCAGCAAGAGCAATTCGCCAGTGTTTGAATGGTGGAGGCCCCAGCAATTCTGGACACAAAAGAGAGAAGAAGCTTTGCTTATGTGGGTACATTCACATAGTTTCGTGAGCGCCCACACTGACATTGGCGGCTGGGAGCAATGGATGGAAAGCACGCAGCGCATCTTGCCTGTGCATGAGCAGCCAAAAGAAAAGGCGGTCTTTGTCTGGCCGCCATTGTTGCAATTAGGACTAGCTAGTTAATTGGCTGGAACATGCTTTCTGACGGACCAGTGCGAACATTGGGCAATGGACAAAAACCATTAGGGCAACCACTGACCATGTAGTCATCGGGATCGTAGGCAGCTCTTTCTTCTGAGAGCATTGCCTTAACGGATTCGTAATTAGCCGTGTGTTTTGCTTCTTCAGCTTCAATGGTGACAATCAAACGATTGAGATACCACTGTGCCTTTTGAAGCGATTCCAGGCCGCCTTTTCCTTCGTAGCGCCAGACATACTTTATTACATTGGCCTTTAGCGAGCCCTTGAAAGCTTCTGCGCTCATAGAAGCTTCAATGGCATCAATACATTCAATGGAGCCTTGATAGTGCGGAGGATGATTAACGAAGTCGGTCATGATCAGAATTGATAGTTGTTTGCTTCAAAAGCAGCAAATGCTTCGGGCGCAACGGGACGGCCTAGTTCAAGCAATGCTTGCGCATAGGCAACGATTTCCCCCTGTGCGCCATGCCCAATGCGCAAGGAAATGAAATGAAACAGAGCTTGCAAGGAGCACGTCCAAACGAAAGAAGTATAAAGCGCAGAAGGAAGAATGGCTCGTGCCTGTTCCTTGCACACTCCTGCCAACAAAAGCCCTTCATAGGCTTCTATGGCCGCGTACAAGGCCGCGCAATAGTATTGCTGAGCTAAGTCTGTATAGTCTGTTTCGGCCTCTGACAGGGGCTTCCCAGCGGCTTGGCGATTGTCTTCGCTTTGCTGGTAGAAAATGCTAGGGCAATAAAACTCTGCATCTTCCGCTGAACAATAACGAAAGCTCTTCTCATTCCAGCCCAGTTGATCATCAACAAAAGTAGATGCCACTGTATGCTTCCACCACTGCCTAGCAATAAACAATGGCGCCTTCACTTGCCACTTAAATACCACGCCTCTAAAAGGAGAAGTGTGATGATGCTTGGCTAAGTAATTAAGAAGCTTGCCATCTTTTTCTTCCCATTGTTCCTTTCTATTATCAAAGCTTTGACGAGCATCATTCACAATGGAAAGACTGTTGCCCATTGAATCAATGAGCGCCACCATGCTTTTACCATCGCCCAATGGATCGAGAGAAGGAAAGGTCATTTGTCAGAAGAGTTTTGGCCAATCATGGCGCGAAAAGTGAAGGCCAGCAGCCACCACTGCGGGAAAGTCAGAAACAACGATGGGAAAAGAAAGGAAGCGCAAATGCTTAGCAGCCAGCCATTCAAAGCGGAATTAATCGCTGCGACAAAAAACAAACCAACCAGCTCGCCCCATTTCTCGGCGGTAGTCTTTTCAGGCTTCAGCATTTCCCGCCTCCTTGCTGACTGCTTCAATGGCTGCATAAGTGTTGTTGCGACTGAGCAGCATTTCCACGCCAATCAAATGTGCCAATATGCCAATATCGTGAGCATACTTTTTAAGCTCTGCTTCCGAGGAGCCTGCAGGCTCAAGGCTATTGATCAACGCAGGCATTGCGGAAATTGCCGCGTCGCTGACGTACCATTTGTCGTCTTCTAAAGAAGGCATGGCTTGAGGGGAAAGTGCTCGCTTATCATAGTAGCTTCAGTGCTTTTCGGCAAGCCGTCCACGCTTTTTCGGCTCTCCCCCATCGTCATTTCCTTGTCGTTCGCCATTCGCGAATAGCATAGGCAAAGAGACGATAGAACCATGAGCTTTGTAATCCCCACGCAATTCGCTTACAATGGCAAAAACTATGCTGTTCATATGGGGCCTTTCAACCATTCAGCCGAGCGCGAATTTGCCCTTACTGTCAATCGACGTGCCATTGATGAATGCACAAGCCTTGAGCAGTTAAAGCCAGTGGCCAAGAATTTGCTGGAAGGATGGTCGTCATTGCAAACTGCTTTTCAAAGCCTTATGCTTGAGAATATTCAACTTAGGCAAGCCTTGGATAAGCGCAATCTAGACCTTCAAGCGGCAGAGGATGTTATGAATGAAGCTTCTGCCATGCTTGAGGCTATGCAGAAACAGAATGTACGTGGGCAGCAATCGTGGCAAGCCATTCGGAGTCTTTTGCCATGGTAGACGTGAGCAGAAAGATTGTCCAACGACTTGTATAAGCAAGATTATATTTACGACAATCTCGTTCATAACCAGAGCCAGTTACATGACGGCCACGGTTATATACGCCTCCCTGTATCTCCACGCCTGTTTTAGACGGTAAATGGGCAAAGTCTAGGCGATAACGTTTAGAACGTTTGCTTTTGGAATAGCGCTCTTGATAATCTTTTTCCCACGCATCAATATCAGAAAACTCTCTTTCAAGAACTAACTGAGGATAATGAGCTTGCCAAAGACTGAGAAACTGATCTTCAAGAGCGCTCAAGAGCTAGACAGCAGCTAGTTGCACCCTAGCACCTTGGTTCTGATAGGCGCCTGTGTATGACTGTTCTACGCTGCTCGACAGTTCGTAGAGCATAATTTGCACGATGCCTTCATTGGCATATATGCGCACTGGGAAAGGCGATGGATTGGCAATGTGCATGGTTAAATGGCCGCTCCAGCCAGGCTCAATTGGCGTCACGTTGACGATCACGCCACAACGAGCATAAGTGCTTTTACCATCGCACAGTCCAATGATATTGACTGGCATGGAAATTAGTTCAAGGCTTGTACCAAGAGCAAAGCTGAAAGGGGCAAGTTCAAAATAAGAACTGCCTTGATGGTGAACGAGAGCCGCCTCATAGGGAATAGTGGAGTCTGCAAGCTTTGGGTCGAGCGTGGCATTGTGCCGATACAGTCCATCATCATCAAAAATCAAGAATTGCTTTGACGACAGGCGAATGTCATACCCTGCTTGGGAAAGGCCATACGAAATAGCTTTTGTGCCATTGTCTAGCTTTCTCCGTTTCTCGCCCACATAGGGCTGAAAAATATCTAGATCAGCAAGTGCGGAAATCTCTTTATCAGTGAGAAGAGCCATGGTTTAAGAGGAGAGCGTATACAAAAAAGCCCGTGGCAAAACTAATCAAGAAGAGAAAAGTATTGTCCATGGTATAAGAAAGGGCACCGAAGTGCCCATTATTAGAACTCAGAACAAGTCGTCTGCGGGAGCAGAGCTAGGGCCTTCATCATCACCGACCCAAAGAGACGCATACGCGACGGGCGAGTCTTTCTGTCCCTTGACCTTAATAGGGCCAGTGTGAGTTGGCGAACGATCTGAAGTGCCGCGAGTGTTGGGCCAGACGGCAACTTCCAGCGTGTAATGACCACGCTCGTTGGGGCCTGCTTTCTTCATCGAGGTGAGCAGTTCAGTCGTCAGTTCAAGAGTACCTTTAAAGGTGGGGCGGTTAGCCATGGGGCGTCTCTCCGTAGGAGGATTAGTGTTGGTTGCCCATGCGGGCTTGATCATCGTACACCATTCCCCTCCCATTGTCACCCCTGCCTTTCATGGGCTTTGCCTGCTCTCAACCCCTGTCTTCCGTGAGGGCAAATGCCTTGCCGCCTGGATAGTACTCTTTGAAGTACCTTTTGACAGTGTCGTGCATGATGCGCTGCTGCCCCATAAGCTCAAAACCGACAAGAAGTACTAATTGCAGCGATGGTTCAACAGCTTTGTTTTCAGGGTCGTAGCAGGCGATCACGCACCAAGCTTCTTCAATGGGGCACGAATAAAGCTGTTCTGCGGCCATTGCATACGCGCCCAGTTGCCGCTTGTAATCTGCTAGTTGGTAGTCAGGCTTTTCCTTGTAGCTGGTCTTCCAATCGACGAGAGCCACTGCTCCGCTGTCCATTGTTGCCACCATATCAAGCGTGCCGCTAAAGCCCAATTGATCAGCTTCATGCCACCATGCCACGGCGCTTTCCACCAACACTGGCGCAGCGATGCCTTCAAGGAATGGCTCAACAGCCTCGTAATAGGGCTTCCAATCGGGAGCTTTTTCTAAGTGGTGCTCAATGTCTTCGCCCTTGAAATGCTCTTCAATGACACCGTGCATCCATGTGCCACGGTTAGCTGCAAGCCTGGTGCGACGCTTTGCCTCTTCTTCTCCCACGCGCTTCCGCCAGTTAATGAGAGCCATGATTTTTCCCACGGGAGCCATGGAGGAAAGCACAGTTGTCACTGATGGCAGAAGCATTCCCTTGGGCACGTTCGGGAAGTCCACGCACTGGTAGTACCTTTTCCCATTGAGGCTAATGCGACGTGGCTCGTAGTGTTGCAGGGAAGGCATGAAGAGAGAGCCAAGACCAAGATCGTAGCAGGCCATGCCTACCGTGATGGCACGCAGTACTGGCCACTTCTGTAATAGCCCAAGGGGCAAGAGCCGCCGCTATAAAGCAAGGGCTGGTTACAAGCGCCTGCTGGCAAAGCGAAGAAGGCAACAATGGAGAGGAGGATTAGGCGTTTCATTTCGTTAAGTCAAAAGAAGGGCGAATCTTGCCAGAATCACGATCCCAGCAAGCATTACAGTCAGGACATTGATAAGCCACAGTGCGGTCCCGGTCGCGACTATATATGCCTTGCACTCTTGAAAAGAACTTTGCATCGCCAAAAAGATACCGGCTTTCTTCTGGAATGCGCTTTTCATGCCATAGGCTTTCGCACTTGGGGCAATTAGCAAAGAGAGTAAGGTCGATCATTTGCGGAGGCCAAACAATAGTTCAATAATTAAAGCAATAGCTATAGAAATTGCCAAAATGCTTGGCAAGAAAACAATAGCAACCAGAATAAAGTTCATAGTTCGTTGAGTGGAGAATTGTCACTATTGAGAACAATTGCCCCAGCAAAGGCCCGTGCAAGACGGGCCGCCGCCAGGTCTACTGCTTTCCCGCAACGAAAGCTTTCACCCCTTGAATTGCTTGATCGCCAGAGCCTTCCGTGCAAATGGCACGCAGCGCATCAATTTCTTTCGCCATTGTGGCTTTAGCAATTTTGATGCCTTGCTCTTTTGTCCATGAAGTGACCATGGTGGTAACAACATTGGCGAACATTTCTTTGTCCTTAATGTCGTCGCCTTTTTGCAAACCAAGGGCCTCTAAGCCAGCCTTAATCATTTGCATACTGGTGCGTTCGTCTGCGTAGCCGAGAGGATTAGCCCTTCCGAAATCAAGAAGCGCTGTTTTGCCATTGAACTCGGCGGCTCCCACGGTGGGAGGAGCTTCAGCGTCTCCAGCAGGAGCAGGTTTTTCTGTAACTGCCGGTGACGGCGTGACTGCCCGCGCAGCAGGCTTCGTAGTCTCCTGTTGAAGCGGGAGCTTGGGCGGTTCTTTTTCATCGCTCTTGGGAATGTCTTCGCCAGAATAAAGCTTGAGGCCAAGGCCAGTGAAAGTGGCAATGCACTTAACGCTGGCGCGTTGAATGTTGTCGCTCACTTGACGAGCATCCAGCTCTTTCACTGCATTGTGCTTGTTGTCCATGATGGGAAATACAAGCGCAGGAGTGCGCCGAATGCCGTCCGTTAAGTACGGGCGAAGAAGCCAGCAGCCTTCCTGTCCAAATACTGGCCAGCCAGCGCTCTTCTCCTCAAACGCAACAAAAAGAGTAGGAAATTGTTCCTTGAGGTGGCGGAAAGCAAAAGGCCAGGAAAGGTAAGAGAGCCCTTTGTAGTTCTTTTCGACGTGCTCCCCAATGGGAAGCTCGTAGGCTTTAGTGAAAGCATCAGGAGAAATGTCAAGGGGCTGGAAGATGCCGAGATTGCGTTCGGTCATCATTGTCGTAGAGGCTTCGTTCATTGAAAAATCTTCGGGCTTGTAGATAAAAGTGGAGTGGTTCATTCTGTTTCCTCCCCAGGAAAATCAAGGCCAGTGAACACTGTGTAAGTGCCATCTTCGTCAAGTTCAACGAGAAGACTGCCAACTGTCACGCCAGTGTCACTTTCAAACCATTGCAAAACAGCGGCCACTTGACCGTCTAGTTCTCTTAGGCGACTATTGAATTCTTGAAGATTCATGGCAAAACGGAAGAATCAAGCTTGTAGTGGTTGTCGTAGAACAAGACAAGCTTTTGCGGCTTGTTGCCTTCGTAGGTGACAAGGCTTTTGCCAGGCAAAGGCCAGTCTTCTACAAGGCGCACGTCACTGATGCCTTCAGTGCAGCTCTCGTCATAGCCTTCGTCCATCGCTCCTTCCTCAAAGCAAAGAAGCACAGGCGTATCAGGACCGCTTTCGGCCAAGGCTTTATTTAGCAGTTCAATCAATTGAGAGAGTTTCATCGGCAGCGGATAAAGAAAAGTCAATGCAAGAAGGCCAAGCATCATCTGAGAGGGATGCAGCGCCTTCCCACTCGGGAATGGAGCGAATGAGACGCTCTAGTGTTTCAGAGCGCGACAGCGCTGCTGATGCAGCAATGCCAGAGAGATGAGCAAAGGCACTTTCACTCAAGGTGAAATGCTTGCGGAGCTTGCCGCCCTCGTAAGGGCTTTTAGGCATGGCTTTACTTGCGGAACAGGCCCACCATAACGCCTACAATAGCTTCGGCAACGTTCGTGGCCCATAAGAATGTCTTATAAAAGCCAGTCGTTGCAGCCTTTCGCTTGGGGTGCCATGATGGTAGGCGCCCTCTCCATTGCCCATGTCATTTTCCATTCTGGACCACCTCGACGAGCTTGAACCAAGCAACGAGAGCGGCAAGTTCCAATGTCCAGCATGTGGGGGCAATGACTTTACCATTAACAAGGCCACTGGCGGCTACAACTGCTGGCATGACCCTTCCCCTTCCCATCGCTCTGAAATTCGTAACACTTTGGCACCAATGATTCGCTGGGAGAAGCCTCCAAGAGAAGCAGGACAATATAGCTTTCCTTACAAAGACAACGATGGGAAAGAAGTGGTGGTGGTTCACCGTGACGACACGCCTGCAGGAAAGAAGATTTGGCAAGATTTCCCCACCATTGAAAAAACCCCGAACGGGCATAAAGCTAGGCTTCAGGAGGTAAAGGCTAAGATTCTTCCCTATCGGTATCACGAAGCCATTGCTAAGCATAAGGAAACTGGCCTGCCAGTTTTTATAGTTGAAGGCGAACTTGCCTGTGAAGCACTATGGGCGCTCGAACTTCCTGCTGTTACTTTCTTAGGCGGTAGCAAGCAATATCGCACTAATGGCGATTATTCCCATTGCTTCAAGAATGTCACCACTGTTTTATGTCCTGATCGTGATCAACTAGGCGTTGCTTTCATGATGGAAGTGGCAGTTGATAACCCTGGTGCGCAATGGTTATATGCTGATCCTGGTAGCTGGGAGTGGAATAATCTTCCGCCAGGGAATGGCTATGACATTAGTGACTATTTGCTTGAAGACATTACCAAAGACGATTTACTTGCCGCCATTGGCCCTAGTCGTCACAAAGGGCGAGATGGTAAGCCTTCGTACGATGAAATTGTTTCTGCCATTGAAAGCTTTGTAGGGCTCTATTCAAGCGAGGCACGCATCACTTACGAAACCATGCTTTGGCTGGAACAGCATGGCGTGAAGATGAGTCAGCAAAATGCTGAGAAGATTATTGAAGAAGCGAAAGCAAGAGTGCATGGCAAGGAAGACATAGAGACTGTTGATGCCTTGTCCATTGTTAATTCAGACAAGGTGAGGGAATGGTTGATTGCTGGCATTGTGCCTATGGGAAGCGTGATGCTTCTGGCTGCGGCTGGCGGAACTGGCAAAGCCGGACCCCTCTGGTCCAAAGTGCTCACTCCAAGTGGCTGGAAGACCATGGGAGACATTTGCGTGGGCGACGAGGTGATTGCCGGCGATGGCTCGGTCGCAACGGTCACTGGCGTATTTCCGCAGGGCAAGAAGCCAATTTTCAAGGTTCAAATGAGCGATGGCGCTACCACGCATTGCTGCGACGAGCACCTTTGGCTTACCAAGAACCAAGGTCAACGTGATCGCAAAAAGGACTGGGCAGTGCGTTCATTGAAAGAAATCCGTGAAACTTTGCATTTGCACAAGGGCAATGGACGCAAAGACAGGAATCATTCAATTCCCATGGTTGGGCCTGTTCAATTTGGAGAGCAAGAACTGCCAATTGATCCTTACGTTCTTGGCGTATTACTTGGGGACGGGTGCCTGTCTGGTAACTTTAATATCACTATTTCGGATGACGAAATTGGCGACAAGTTCTGGGCGCGTTTGAAAGAGAATCACTATTTAGCTTTAAGAGAGGATGAACTTAGCTGCAAAACTTATGCAATCATTGAAAATGGATCTCGCAACGGTATGCGCAATATTCTCAGGAAGATGGGCTTGTGGGGTCGCAAGTCATGGGAGAAATTCGTGCCAGAACAGTATTTATTTGCGTCCGTACAACAACGGGTTGATCTTTTGCATGGCCTCATGGACACAGACGGAACCACGGATGGGCATTCGACCACGTTTGACTCCTCATCGGAAGCCTTAGCGAACGCAGTAGCTTTTATTGTTCAATCTTTAGGCGGCAAGTGCAGTCAGTCTGTTCGCAAGCCGTGGTTTCAGTACAAAGGTGAGCGTAAAGCAGGACGCGACAGTCATCGCGTATTCATTTCAATGCCCAATGGTTTCAAGAGCTTCAGTATTGATGCAAAAGCAGAGAAGGAAATTGCGCGCACTAAGTATGTACCGTCTCGCTTGATTGATTCCATTGAATACATCGGAGACGATGAGGCGCAGTGCATCATGGTTGACCATCCGTCACACACCTATGTGACTGACGATTTCATTGTCACCCATAACACCACGCTGTTGTACAACTGGGCCTTGCACGTTGCTTTGGGGCTTCCATGGAGCGGCAGGCGGTGCGTGAAGGGCAGGAGCCTGCTCATTTCAGCCGACGAACCAGCGTGCGACACGGCAGAGAAGCTTTCCGTCATTGGCTATCAAGATGCTGGCCTTGAGCCTGGTGCCATTAATTTCTGGGAAACTTGGCGCTTTGCCAACATGCAACAGTTAGAGCATTACATTCGCAGGGAACGCCCGTCGCTGGTAATGATTGATAGCCTTACGGCTTGCTTATCTGGCATGAACATTGACTTGGCTAGAAGTTCTGCTGGTGATGCCATCTATGGTCTGCGAGACATGGCCAATGCTTACAATTGCTCCATTGTCATTCTTCACCATTTGAACAAAAGTGGAGGCTTACGCGACAGTACGAGCTTTGTTGATAACGTGAGTGAAGTGGTGAAGCTCACTCGCGCAGAAAGCTTCGACCCTAATGAATTCACCATTGAATGGTTGAAGAGCAGGAGCGGGCTTACGGGTAAGCATTCCTTGCAGCGTGATCCATTGAACTATGGCTGGCGCTATGCAGGGCCTTTGGGAGGCAGTCTGGAGGAGCTTGATAAGGCTGCTAGCACGGTGAACATGCGCAAAGATGAGCGCCTTACTAAGCAGCAAGTGTCATCCCTGTCTGACAGTTGGGACATCGCTGCAACTGGCAAGATGCTGGAAGTGGCACGCCGTCAAGGCTTGATCACCAGTAGCTTTCAAGATGGTCCCAATGGGGAGAAAACAAGGCTTTATCATTCCTGGGAATACCAAGAGCCTGATCTTACTTTTCCAACGGTAGAAGAAGAAGAATTCTTTTAGACTATTTTCTTCCCCATCGTTTTTATCATGGCCATCATTTGGGACATCGGCTTTCAAAAGGAACAGCCCACTGAAGAGGAGATCAAAGCAATTGTTGATGAAGCTGAAGAGGAGCTTGAAGAAGGGCAAGAAAAAAGCCCCTTTCGGGGCTTCGGCAATTAGTAATTAACGGACCTTTCGGGGCCCTTTCTTTTGCCATAGTAAATTGTCTGCTTGTTTTTGCTCGTGCTTGGTTTTGCCATGTAGCCATGCGCTGGTGGACTGGCCTGGCTTGGGGCCATTGCGAGGGAGCTTGACTATGCGAGGTTCAGTCATCTGGCAGGGCTTCTAGGGCGCGGCGGATGGTGTTGGCACCGTGGTCGGTTTGAGAATGGCGAAGGATGTGCTCAAGGGCATTGAGTGCGGATTCCTTCAAGCTCGGCGGCTTGGGGCGGCGATCAATGCGAAGGTGAAACCCGCCAATAACAGGACTGTTGCGGTCCAGCCACTCACAACACGCCTCCAGCTCTTGGTCGGCGCCCCATTGGGCGGCGCAGTTGGCAATGTGCTCGTCGCTCAGTGCGACTTGAACTGGAGTGCCTTCATGCCAAATCTCGGCTACCCACTGCTGCACCAGCTCCGGCGGTGGGGTAATGGAAAAGGGCTCGTTCATTGGGAAATGGTGGTGAGACACGCCTCATAATAGGCCATCGTCAAGCCTTCCACCAATTTCCAAAACGGTATCGTACGCTACTTGACTTTTGACTTTTCCCCCTTTACCCTCTCCATAACAGGGACAAACGCGCCTGGGGAAACTCTCGCGCTTCTGCCCTGCGGCGCTTCCACTAGAAAAGGAACGATGGGGAAAGCAAAAGGATAGTCGCATTCCCGATAAACGCCGTTTACCCAGAAAACAACTAACCTTCGCAAGAGCGCTACGAGAATCAGCTCGCCCCAAGCGAGCTTGCACCAGCGCTCTGTTCCCAACAATTCCCTCTAAACTACTGAGGCGAATTTCTTTTTCCATGACTCGCCCACCATTGCCTCCCGATAAGCTTCCAACAATGGAGCACGCCAAAGTCACCATTGAACCTATCGTTCACTATGGTTTCTGCCAGCCAGATCGTGGACCATCTCCCAAGCCTCGCACTTTATATGGTGCGCGTGATGCAAAAGGAGAACGTCATTGGCGAACAAGCTATGACGAAATCATTGCCCTCATCGATCGTAACTTTGTTGTGTCTGGCCTCGCATCATGATTGAAGCATTGATAGAAATTCTAGAAGCCAA